ATGTCCCAGAGGGAGGATCTTGTGAGCGGAAGCGTGCGCGGCGGTCCATCAGCCCATTGGTACGGTTGGTTTTGGAAGAAGGTACTGCAAGTGCTGATCCGCCGGCATTTGTCGCTCTTCCTAGCGGTGATACTAGCAATCTTGGTCGTTGGTCGGGAATTCAAAGAGCTAGTTGCAACTGTGTTCGCTCTCACCTTGGGCGAGTGGTCCACGATGGCGTGTCTTCTGATCGCGGTAGTCGCGCTTTTGAGGGCGATCTGGATTAAAGTTATGCATCCAGAAGTTAGGAAGCGGTATTACCTTGCCTTGACGGTCTCTGCCCTGGCGGGGAGCTATTTCGTCTGGGTGCAAGGGGCGGACATGTGGAGAGCGATGAAGACCGTAGCCTTTCTCGACTGGCTGATCTTGACGATCACGGGCTTGACGATATGGGCCGCGATATTGGAATTCCGGGGCCGCAAGCTGTCAACTTCAGTCCAGGAGGTCCGGTTCTCGGAGGGAATTCGGCTGCTATTGACTCGCCTCGACGAGTTCTGCTTTACGGACAGCGGCCAAAAGCGGTCACACTCGAGTGTGTCGAAGGAGTTTCTGGATATCGCGAGCAATACGCTCTGCGGCGACACAGAGGTGAAGGCGTGCATGATGGCTCTGACCGGAGGCGGCCTCACAATTGGTGAAGTATCGACAGGAGCCGGTTACAAGGTAGATCCGTCCGTTGATTTCAACGACGGCGCGGCAGGGTTAGCCATTCGTGATGGGAGCTTGGTGTACGTACCTGAGGCCGGATGGAAGGAAGCGTGGTCGATTGAACAGGTCGAAGGCGAAGGCTTTCAAGTAGCTTCGTCACCCGTCAAGGCATGGATACAGACATCATCCGGCGAGAAGTTCAAGACCGTCCTATGCGTGCCGCTGACGACCTACACGACGGCGGGGAAGCTGAAATCATTCGCCGTGATGAATTTCACGACAGTCAAAAGAGACCTGTTCCTCACACGAGACTTCATTATGGCGGACTGTTTTGCCAAGCTGCTGGCACAGGCTCTATCTTTTGTCGAAAGAATGGAAGGAGCTCGCGCGGAAATAACGCGGTTACAGGGCGAGGCGACGGAATTGGAAGGTCTTAAGAAACAACTCGATCACTGTGAAAGCGAGTTGTGGCGGATAACAGTGCAAAGGGCCGAATGAGAAGACATCCTATCATCTGGGGTGATGAAAGGATTCGCGTCAGACTTCTTTAGCGTGGAAGTGAATATGATCAAATGTTAGGTCTTTGGTGCTTCGCTGCGGCTGACGGCCCTGCGGAATCTGAGACTGGTCCGAACCGATTCGTTAAGGTAGTTGCTGATCTCTTCGTGCGTCAGGCGCTCGGGCTTTCGGAGAAGCTCCGGAACACTCGCGTTCGGGGCGTCTATCGTTCCGGCGATGACTCCTGAAAGGGCCTCGGACAAGGGATCGCGCGTCGGTTTGTTGCTCTCCATGTCGTTCTCCTACAAGGGTTCTCTTAGAGAATCGTTTAAGCTATTGCCAACTGCATTGTAGCAGTGCAGGGACGGCTGGTAAAGGCCCAGGGAACGGCCCGCTTTGCGCTTAGCACTGGTCTCGGTCGTTGCGCGTCACGAAACTGGACGAGCGAGAGCGCTCCGGCTCGCAATGCTCGGGCGAGTGGAGGAAGCGATCGCGATGCTGAAGGAGAAGGAGCCTGTCGTATCGGAGCGGCGCGGCCAGGTGTTTATGATTTCTCTGCGCGCTGCTTGAAGGGAACCGGGAAGCGAGCCTTAAGGCGAGTGACGAGCTGATCAATGGGGCCTTCAGGGACCCGGAGGGGAACTATTACCTGGCGCGGCAGCTCGCCTATCTCAGCGACGCCGACCGCGCGACCCGCCTACTGAAAAGGACCGTCGATGGAGGGTACTTCTGTTACCCGCAGATGGCTTCCGATCCATGGCTCGATCCAGTTCGCGACAATACAGTTATGTAGTGATCAAGTCTCGGAATGTCTGGGTAGTCGCAGTGCACGATATGCAGGAGAAGAAGCCGTAAGTGTTTCGAGACTGGAATCGCCAGTGGATTCCTACGATGGTGCTGCTGCCAAATAGCTTCATGCATTGTCAACGTAAGGCGTGGCGGTTGAGTTCCTCGGTGGTCACCCAAAACCGGCCAACATCCGGGGCGGCGCTGCTAAGCAGACTGCTGTATTGCGAATCCTGCGCGGCGCGGATGGTGTATTCCTACTCGTAGGACTGTTCGAATGGTCCCTTACCCGTAAACGCCCGGAGCTAAGTTAGCGATAGGTGAATTGGGGGGCACAGTTAACCGAAAGCGCAGCCCTCGGCGGAGAGATTGAGAAAACCGACCCCGCCCCGGCGTCGGCGCGGCGTTCCGGGCGAGTCAGCCAGCAGTACCCGCAACCAGAGAAAGGCGTTTTTCGCAAGTATCGGCCAATTCTGCTGGTCCGGGCTGTCCCGCCGTCAACCGGAAGGTGGAGAAGGCTCGTAGCGAATAAGTTTGGCTCACCAAACAGGTTTCGCGCTCACGACCGTTTGGTTAACGGCCCTTGTGGCATTTTCAGAGTCGGCACCACAAGCGCTGCTTTGGATGTTCGCGATGCTCCACGGAGGTTCGATCTACACGGGATCGGACAAGCGGCTTTCGTTAGCGGTGATGCAGGGGTTTGCCTGAATTTCGGCTCACGCCCCCCTTCCGCTTCACCGTCCGTACCGGCCTCTCCGAGATCGGTGTCCGTTGCCGCTTGAACCAATCCGCGGCTTGCTGGTATCGGACGTCATCCCGCAGGACGGCTTTGGTGTAGGCGTAGTGGTGCTCCAAAGCGGTGATGAGGAGCGCAACGTAATCGTCGGGAACATCGAGTTTCATAGCCTCGTTAACCCCGTGTCCATGAGCGCTCGATGTTGCGGGACAGTCAAGGCGCAAATTTCATGGCGAATCCAGAATTCACTTGGCTTTTGGCGCGAACAGAGCCATGAATGGTGTCGCTATGAACACCTTCACGATTGACGCAACGAATAACATCACGGCCTTCGCTTCGCTTGACGAAGCCAGGGCCGCTAAGCTCAACGACGCCGAATACTTCGGCTCAGCCCAGGAACTGGCCAAGCTGGCCGCTTCTTGGCCCCGCAACCGCCCCGTCGAAATCTGGAACAGCTTCGCCGGGGTCGCGCCGTTCACCAGCCTTCAGCCGGTGAAGAGATTTACCAACCGCACGGTGGCGGTGGCGCGTATTTGGAAGGCGGTGCAAGCGTTGTTGGGGAACGTGGGGAAACCGGCGGCCCACGTCGCGCCCGCCAAGGGGAAGCAGAAGAAGGACGCAGCGAAGGGCAAACGCCGCCACACCGCGCGCGCAGCCGCGAAGGATACGGCCCATATGGCCCGCGAGGGCAGCAAGAAGGCCGAAGTGATCGACCGGATGTGCCGCTCCCAGGGTGCCACCCTTGCCGAAATCATGGAACTGACGGGTTGGCAGGCCCACACCGTTCGCGGCTTCGTCAGCGGGACCCTGATCAAGAAACTGGGCTTGAAAGTTGAGTCCTTCCGTTCGAAGGAAAAGGAGCGCACCTACCGCGTTAAATAGGGCGATCATCGCCTCTCCTTCACGCCGCCGGGTTCGTCCTGGCGGCGTTTTTCTTATCCGAGCCGTTCTCAGATTGCACTTGCTTGTGGGGCGGTAAAGAGCGTTCATGTGACTGTGGTTGACGGCCACGGAGAGGAAACGAAAGACTGTGGAGACTGCGGTTTTGATGGAGATTGAAAGCCTGCGCAGGGCGAGCATGGCGGATCTGCGTGAGAAGTATCGGAAGGTGTTTGGGGAAGAAACACGATGCCGGCACCGGGAACATCTGTTCCGGCGGGTTGCCTGGCGTCTGCAGGCCTTGGCGGAAGGAGATCTTTCCGAACGGGCGCGCGGGCGGGCGCAGCAGATCGCGCAGGATGCTGACTTGCGCATGGTGGCACCGCCCCACTTTTTCACCGTGGGCGGCGAGCGCGTCCAGACGGCGGGAGGGGACCGGAATCGCCGGCCACCGGATCGCCGCCTGCCGCTGCCGGGCACGGTGCTCAGCCGAAAGTGGAAAGGACGAACCATTCTGGTGGAGGTCCTGGCCAAGGGATTCCGGTATGAGAACCGGCCGTATTCCTCGCTCAGCGCGATCGCGGTGGCGATCACGGGCACCCGCTGGAACGGTTTATCTTTCTTCGGGCTGACGCGACCCGCGGGCGGTCAGCGGAAGGAGCGGCCCCGTGCGAAAAAATGATCAACACGCTCCAAAGCCATCCCCGGCTCGCCTGCGCTGCGCGATCTACACCCGCAAATCGACGGAGGAAGGCCTGGAGCAGGAGTTTAACTCGCTCGATGCGCAGCGCGAAGCTGCCGAGGCTTTTATTAAAAGTCAGCGGCGCGAAGGCTGGATCGCGTTGCCGGAGCTCTATGACGACGGCGGCTTCACCGGCGCCAACATGGACCGGCCCGCTCTGACCAGGCTGCTCCAGGCGGTCGAAGCGGGAGCGCTAGATTGCGTGGTGGTGTATAAAGTCGACCGTCTGAGCCGCTCGTTGCTGGACTTCACCCGCATGCTGAGCGTGTTCGAGAAACACCAGGTGAGCTTCGTTGCAGTCACCCAGCAGTTCAACACCAGCACGTCGTTGGGACGGCTGACGCTGAACATCCTACTTTCGTTTGCGCAGTTCGAGCGGGAACTGATCGGCGAGCGCACGCGCGACAAGATGTCGGCAGCACGGCGCAAGGGGAAATGGGTAGGTGGGTGTCCGGTGCTGGGCTATGACGTAGATCCAGCCGGTGGACGGCTGGTAGTAAACGAGGAAGAAGCCGAACGCGTGCGGACCATCTTTGCGCTGTTCGAGGAGCATGGTTCGGCCCGGCTGACGCTGGCGGAGATCGAGCGGCGGGGCTGGCGGCTCAAAAGCTGGACCCGCCAAACGGGTCAGTTCCGTTCGGGCGGACCGTTTGCGCTAAATTCCTTGCGGCGGCTGTTGACTAACATCCTATATACGGGCGCGATCCGGCATAAAGGGCAGATGTATCCGGGCGAACACGCCGCCATCCTCGCACCCGGCACCCGGGAGCGCGTGCAGAGTCTGATCGCTCATCCTGCTGCACTGGCGCACGGCAAAACGCGGAACAAACACCTGGCGCTGTTGAACGGACTGCTGTATTGCGAATCCTGCGCGGCGCGGATGGTGTACTCCTACTCGGGAAAGAACGACCGCCAGTATCCTTATTATGTGTGCCTGAACGCCCAGCGCAAGGGCTGGGCGGCGTGTCCCGCTAAATCGCTTCCCGCGCGCGGAATCGAAGAATCGGTCTTGGGGTGGATCAGGGAAGCGCAGCACGGAAACTTAGATCCCTCCGAGTGGGAACAGATGGATCGCTCCCGGCAGGTGGAGGCGCTCCGAGCCATCGTCGAGCGAATCGGCTATGACGGGGTCGCCCGGCGAATCTCCATCCGGTTCCATCCGGCCGCGACCACGGCGGCGGGCGAGGAGGCGCGGGCATGAGCGGCAACCAGGAGGTCAACTACGCGCTGGATTTTCGCGCGGGTAAACCATGTGATCGAAAGCCGCGCGAGGTCGAAGTGGCGGGCTGCTCCATCCCCCGGATCGCCCGGCTCATGGCGCTGGCCATCCGGTTTGAGGGACTGTTGCGGGAGAAGAAGATTCAGGATTACGCGGACCTAGCCCGCCGCGGCCGGGTGACGCGAGCCCGCATGACTCAGATCATGAAGCTGCTCCATCTTGCTCCGGACATTCAGGAACAGATCCTCTTTCTTTCGAACATCCACGGCCTCAACGAGAGAAACCTGCGGCCCGTCGTCCGCCAGATCGAGTGGGACCAGCAGCGCCGGATGTTTCAGAAGATCATGGACCGTCTCGACAGAGCCGGGGATTCGTCCTGAGGTGCGGCACGGCTGAGTCAAACTCACGAGCAGGTTTCTTCCCTTCTGCCGCCGGATTCAACTCCGGCGGCTTTTTCAGTCAGGCCGTCAGGCCGCCCTCCGTACCCGATCCCGTTGAATGGCGTCAAAAGTGCGGCCATCGCCTTCGAGCGTTGCTTGCCGGCCGGTCAACCCCTGCCAGCGCTCAACCACGACGTCGACATATTTGGGATCGAGCTCCAGGCCATAACACACGCGCTGGGTCACCTCCGCCGCGGCGAGTGTGGTGCCGCTACCCAGAAACGGGTCGTATACCAATTCGCCCGGCTTGGTGTGGTTCAGGATCGGTCGCCGCATCAGCGCAACTGGCTTCTGTGTGGGGTGATCGAGTTTATCCTCATCGGAGCCGCCCATGATGAACTTCGGTGACGGTGAATCCCAGATCGTCGAGTTCTCGCCGGGCTTCCCGTACCAAGGAGCGTTCTTCTTTCGGACGTACCAGCAGGGTTCGTGGGCAAACCAATAATGCGTCCTGGTGAGCACCGGGCGTCCCTTGTTCCAGATGATCTGCTGATGGTGCAGGAATCCGATCCGCAGCAAGCCATTCAGAACCTCGCGGGTGAACTTCGAGGCGTGCCAGACATAGCCCACTTCCAGACTCGGAACCAGAGCAAATGCCTCGGACCAGTCGGTGCGCGTGTCACCGGAGATACTGGTTTCCCGATGCCCCTTGGTCCGATGTTTCAAATAGCTGGGCTCAGCACGTCCGCGTTTGTTCAGCCCTGCCCGGTCCCGCCACTCTGTGTCCAATTCAATTCCGTAAGGAGGGTCACTCACGAGCAAGAACGGTTTGCGCTCTCCCAGCAGCCGCGCCACCACCTCCGCGTCAGTCGCGTTCCCGCAGAGGACCCGGTTCAACCCGCAAAGCCATAGATCGCCGGGCTTCGTGACTGGAACCACCGGCAGCGGCGGCGCGGCATCCTCTTGTGGGTCGTCATGCAAGAGGAAGTCATCGAGCTCCTTGGTGTCGAACCCTGTCAGGGCGAGATCGTAGTCCGATGTCTGGAGGTCCAACAGCTCCAACGCCAGCAGTTCGTCATCCCAATCGGCCCAGGTCGCCGACCGATTGACCATGAGCCGGAAGGCCTTGACCTGCGCCGGGGTCCACTCGTCGCACAAGATGACCGGGATGTCCGTAAGGCCCAGCTTGCGCGCGGCTTTGAGGCGCAGATGGCCGTCAATCACTTCGCCGTCACTGCGCACTAGACACGGAATCTTGAAACCGAATTCACGAATGCTCCCGCACATGCGGTCCACAGCCGCATCGTTCTTGCGCGGGTTGCGCGCGTACTGGACCAACTTGTCGATGGGCCAGATCTGGATTTCCATGGATACTTTAGGTGGCATCATAATGCCCTCGTTTCTGCCAGCGATAAGGCCGGCTCGGTACGCCGTGGATTTAGATTTGCCGGTTTCGCCGGCCAGCCACAGCGTGATAGGAACGGGCCCAACTTGGCAATCGGTCCCGCATAGGTAGTCGCCACGTTTTGGCGTGTCAGGCCCGCGCACGCGCGCGGCCCAGGATTAACGGTTCGACAAACGGATTGGCCGTTTTTGCTTCTCTTGTTCCATCGAAATGGCCAGTCTGCGGATGATCGCCTCGGCGCTAGTCCTTTCTAATTAGCCGGCGCGGGCGACGCATTTACGACCAGACACTCACGCGGACAGAACGCGGCGGTGGCTGGGGTTTGGGTTTCGTACACATGTAGGGGCGCCCACTGACCATCAGGTACCGCGTGGCGTCCATCAGGTGGTCGTAACGCTTGACGATCTTGCCCGCACCCTTGTCGTCGCGGTGATACTTGCGAAACTCCCGCAACCAGTTCGTCAAGCTCTCCATCACTTTCAGCCGCCCCGAAATGAGCAGCTGCCATACTTCCGCGATGCCTGCCTCGACCGCATTCTCCGCCGGTGCAAGATGCAGCCCCAGCTGCCCGTACATCTGCATCAGCGTGCGCCCGTCGATCTGGGAGCTCCCCAGGCAGGCCGGGTCGATCACCCCCGGAATCCACTCCCCACGGCCACGAATCGCTTGCGCGTGCGAAGCCGGCTCGCCTTGACCCTGATAGTGTTCGCTGTATAGATAGATCACGCCGCTGCCCGGATCGCTCGCGCCCCACACCACGGCATTCCGATTCCAGCCCACATCCATGCCGTAGGCGCGCGGCCACTCGTCCGGGATCGCGCGATCCGGCACCACGATGTCCGCTTCGCCAATAGGGTAGATGGCGCCGGCGCCGAGCGCTGGTTCCCCTTCACTGCGAGCTTGGATCTGGTAGGGCGGCGTGCTGGCGATCAGCTTGAGTTGTTCTTCGGCGTCCAGGTGGGGAACATCCTTCCAACCGGCCTGAATCACGTATCTCGAGGCGCGCAATTCCGCCTGGTCCGCTTCCAGAAAGCTGCACACCACCTCGCTCATCCCCAGCAGAGGCGTGAACGTGGTCCAGGCCAGGCCCTTGGTGGTCATCAACCGAACCAGCATCTCGCCGTATACATCCATGGGCGGCTCTTCATCACACCAGATGAAGTCCTTGGCTTCCCCCTCAAAGGAACGCCGCCCCTGTTCGTAGCTCTTAAAGCTGAGCTTGGAAACTTTTCCGGAGACATGCCGCACCCAGACCGTCTCCACGGAACCGGAAACGCTGCGGCCCGCCACCGTATTCACGACCGCCTCGGCGGGAATCAATCCCTGGCCAGTCGACTTTCCCAGCAGCACACTTTGCACCACGTCGCGCGTGGTCTGACTGGTGGTGCCGGAGGCCCATCCATCGGTAGGCTGTTCAAAGCGCCGGCCCTCCCACCAACTCGGATAGCGGCCCGTCAAATGGCACGCCGCTTCGTACCCGCCGGCCACGGTCTTGCCGACCCGATTGGCGGCCATGAACAACCGCTCTTTGTACGCCAAGCCGGCACGGAAGAACTCGATTTGTTTGGGGTACAACTCGCGCCGCGATGGCCCTGCGTCCGCAAACATCGTCAGGAAGGGGGACTGCCGGCGCTGCCGTTCGGAGTCGATCGATTTCCGATTGAGAAACTGCTTCATCTGCTCTAGGTCTGAGGCTTGTAGGTTCATTGGCTTTCTCCTGTCGTTGTTTCCGCCTTGTCCATCAGGACCTGCAATTGCTCGAATTCCTCGGCCGAGAGCCGCGTAAGGTCCAGCCCGTTGTGGATCGCGATGGGACCTCCGTCCGGCCCGCTGTGTTGGTTGCTGCGGACATCCCGATAGCCCAACAGGTTCTTGGCCAGGAAGATGGAGGCCGCGACATTCCCGTTGGCCGCTTGCGTAAACAGCGAGCGGCGCACCGAAAGGCGGCCCTTGGCCCGACCGCTCTCCATCGCCGCGGCGAAGGCCGGCTTCTGCCGTCGCCGTTCGATCGTCCGTACCGTCACACCGAAAAACGCGGCCAGGTCTTCGTCGGTGCATTGCAGAGCGCATAGCTTTTCCAATTCCCCAAAATCAATTCGTGCGGACTTGCGGCCCGCTCCATCTCGTTTTCCACCACGCATAATTACTCCAACTCCAATCTACTGATCGAAGTTTACCAGCTAGACAACGGCACTACAATATGTTATATATGACCTATCTATGAGTACTTGAAGTTTCCGGAGATATGTTTCCATGCCCAGACTGAAGAATCGTTCCCTCTTAGACCACGTCCTGCGCGATCAGGCCAAGAAAGTGCTGGACCGCACCCCCGTCCAGGGTTGGCTCAAACCCGATCGAGTCGAGCTGAACGTCAGGCGCGTCACTCTGCGTAAAATGCGCAAACCACTTTCAAAAGCGGCTGCCGATTACCTCAGGGTTGCTTCGAACACTCAGGACGCCGGAACCGATGAGAGCGCTAACGCTCCGACGTACCGGGCGGAAATGGAATTCGTTCTGGAGCCACCCTGGAGCGACTTGCCCACGCACGCCAATCGCGTGCGGCCCAATCCAGAGATTCTCGAACGATTTCTCCTATTGGCAACCGCTTCCGACCAGCAGATCCAAAAGTTCGCCTCCAGTTTTGGCGCCCTCCTAGTCTTTGCCGACATCAAGAAGTGGAGAATACTGCCAGGCAAACTGGTCATCGTCGAGAGCTGCGAAATATGGAGATACTTCGCTCTGTCCATGCGATCGCTGCTGCGCATCGCGTCCTGTTTCCATGCGGATCGCAAGTCTGATCCGACCGACTGGCATCAAATTGGAGCTTGTCCAGCGTCCTTGGTCCCCCAGACAGAGAAACATCGCGATCTGCTGAGTCCTACCTCTTGGAGCGGCGAGGAAGCATGGTTAGCCATGGCTCATTTCGTGCGAAAAGGCACGGATCGAGACCGCCAGATGTGGGCGCGATTGTTGAACGTTTTGCTGCAACTCGGCAGAGTCAGGCCCTGGCTGGTCTGGGAGGGAGATGGAAGCCTTGCGCGGCCGAATCTCGTGTTCTCCGGTCCTAACCTTTTATCGTATTTGGCGCTGCAGCTTTGTCTGAGGGCGTCGAAGCACGATGCGTTCGCAGTGTGCTGCTATTGCAACCAGCCGTACACGCCGTTGGGGCGAGCACCGAAAACTGGGCAGAGGAATTTCTGCCCGGATTGCCGGGAGCGTGGTGTGCCTATCCGCCTTGCGCAACGATCGCGGCGGGAACGATTGCGCGAGCACACATAAGACCAGGACTCCGCCCTCGCCGACTTTGAATTTGACAGCCCGGCCGCATGAAGAGCCGATCGGGTCGTTCTTGATCATGGTGCAAAATCATAGATTTAGAACGCCAGCGAGCTGACAATCAAACGTTTTTCAACACTTTTTCAACGGTAATCAAATGCGGTTTGCGTGTGGATCTTGCGGATTGATTCGGAGCGATTACGGAGCCGCAGTCCTCACGCTGGCAATCTGCGCCGATGTCCCCACCCGGAGCAGTGAAAAGGCGCCCTGGGGGGCTTCCAGCGCCACCCGCGCGTCATGGACGATGAATCCATGGCGAGGTAAGCGTCCGCAGACGAATTCCCCAAGTCGAGCCAACGAGCCTTCACGAATCTTTAGATTTTGGCGGCCCACAGCGCCTTTTTTTATAGACCCGACAAATTCAAAACGGCTCTCTCCGGAGACACGCCTCGAACTTCGCCGTTTCTGCGGAGCCAAACGAATTCGCTACGAGCCTTCTCCACCTTCTGGTTGACGGCGGGACCGCCCGGACCCGCAGAATTGGCCGATACTTGCCCAAAACGCAACTCTCTGGCGGCGGGCACTGCTGGGCTGACTCGCCCCGAAAGCCGCGCCGGCGCCGGTTCGGGTCAGTTCTCTCAGCCTCTCTCGCGAGGGCTGCACGTTTGGTTGACAGGGAGCGCGAACGCGCCCCCGGAACACCAGACAGCGGGCAGGCCGCCAAGCGGGACTCGTTGTGGGTGCTGGACATTGGGTCGAGCAACCACGGCGGCCATGCCTTTGTTTGTCCACGCCCACATTATCCTCGCCAGGCTGCGCGCCCTTGGAGGCGAACACATGCAGCGCGACGAAGAACCCAACGTTGACGATGCCATCAATGAGATCGCGCTACTACTGGCAGCGGCGTATCAGCGGCGCGCCACAATCCGCCTTGTTCGCTTCGTTAATTAATCGCACCACGCGGGCGCTGCCGGCAACCGAGCGGAGCGGTGAGTGTTGGTCGATATCCCGCGGGATAGGTGCCCACGATGGTTCCGGTAGAGGCCAGCAGCTTCGTCACGGTGTTGCTGGCGCCATTCGTCACCCAGATGTTGGCGCCGTCGAAGGCAATGCCACCGGCGTAATAGGGTTGTGATCCCACGGGGTAGCTGATGATCGACGGGCGAATGCCGACCCATGTTCCACTATCGCCGCTAGTGCAGCCTCCAGACGGTGCGCTGTACGTTCCACTTGCCGAGTTTCCGTCGGCGCTAACTGTGCCGGAGAAAACCACTACTTGCCCGCTTTCGTTCAAATTGATGGTTATGGAACCGTTAGCGGAGATCGTTCCCGTAAACGTGGCGGTCTGCGCGCATATGCTGCCCGCAACGGACAGTTGGCCGGAAAGCGAACCTCCGCTCTGATTGATCTGGCCAGCAATTTGGAAGGTATCGCCGAACGACGTCGAATGGGCCGTGATGTTCCAGTTTCCAGATATATTAGCGGTAGCACCAGACTGAGCCCAAAGAGCGCTGCCCGCCAACACGAAAACCAGAGCGATGCGATCAGACTTCACAGTGCGCCTGTCTCAGAGCAGAATATAGCACCTTCTTTCCGGGAGAGGCAGCGCGTGAGTATCTAGTCACCCCTCCTTATGTCGGAATTTACCCGAATACATCCTTGGTGAACGCTTCCCTCTTTTCGTTCGGGATCAGTCGAGCAAGAATATCGCGGACCTCGGCTCCAGTGAGGTACTGTTCTCCATCGACCTTCTCCGCGGCGTCGAGCATAAACGCGATCCGGCACACGGCTCCCCAGAGGCAATCGTCGGCGAAGGCACTCTCGGCCCGGTGCTCCCATAATTCTAATTCTGCGCTGACACTTTCTCCAGTTAACACGGTCCAGCGCGAAATCAGATCGTTCGCCCGATTCGGCCCGTGGTAGTCATGTAGGTGTATCGGACGTAAAACGACGTTCGTTATTCCCGGGCAGGCTCTCTCTTCAGCCGCCCTTCCGGCGAGAAGAATCAAGACGTGTTTCTGCAGCAGCCTCCGATCCTCAACGGCCTGAGCCGAATCCGGGGCGTGGCAAGGTGTAGACATCATCCCAACCACGTCCTGACCTGACGTAATTGTGACGCGAGAGATCTCAATGCTGCACAGGTCGGCCATCACGGCGTGTCCGGCCTCGTGACACGCTTCCCGCGAGGGGATTGTGCTTTTCAGGTTCACATCTACAGAATAAACTTCTCTTATTATAGATCCCTCGACCCCATAATCCATCGTCATGTCCACTCGGTCGTATCGTCGGCGACACGTAGAAGTGCCTCGCTGCTCAAACTCCCGTGATACGGTGTTGGCGGAAATTATGCGCGCGCAAAAATGCGTTAGCCGCGGATGCGGCTGCTGCGCGGCACTAATAGTCGCTTCCCTTTGACGGAAAGGCACTCCCCGCTGTACAACCCGCCTCAAATCGCGTATAAAGTAATCAAGGGCCGGTTCGACAGGCCAGCGCAAAGCGCACCCTCCGAAAGTACCCTCAACACAACTGAGTGCAAGTTTTGAGAGGTGAAGCATGTTCTCCCTATCGGTGGGCGAAGTCCGCCGGGCTGCGAACACCCGGCTAGCTAATTCCGTACGCGAAGAACTCCAAACGGTCTGCAGCACCCAAGTTGCACGGATCGGCGGCAGCGTCACTCCCGGATTCTACCTGCCGATGCCGCGAGCCTCGAAGGTCACGGTCGCCGTCGGGGCACAAGGTCGCTTTCGGCGCACAAGCCGGGGCAACGCTCACGTCGGGCCGTGCTGTGCCAGCCGACTACCCGAGCCGCCCCCGGCCACCACAAGCCTGGGTTCCCAGGGCCGCCGCGCCTCGTCGCGCCGCAGTGCCAGCCCTGCCGTGGCATCGCAGAGCGGGCCGCAACCCACCCAAACGAGAGGAACCCGGCGCAAGAGGACACCATCGCCAAGGCCCTGCAAACACTGGGCGAACGCGGCTCTCAAAATGTTTAAAGGTACTTCTGGGCGTTCAGCGGCCGGCGGGTTTCCCCGGTTCGCGGGTGCGTTAGCGTCAGAGCCAGTGAGGAGGTCGTCACCGAGGTCGTCAGATCGCCGGGTAGTCAGATCGGGTAGTCGGTAGTCGGGTAGTCAATCAATAAATAAGGAGTGTTGCGATGTTCTCAGAAGCAATGGCCCGGCGGATCGAAATCTGGCCGATCGAAAAGCTGATTCCCTACGCGCGCAACCCGCGCACGCACTCCGACGCGCAGGTCATGCAGATTGCTGCCAGCATCGCCGAGTTCGGCTTTGTGAACCCCGTCCTGGTCGATAGCGACGCTGGCATCCTCGCGGGCCACGGCCGCCTGCTCGGCGAGCAGGCCCTCCAGCTCAAGGAAGTGCCGGTGATCCCGTTGGACCACCTGACACCGGCGCAACGTAGAGCCTACTTGCTCGCCGATAACAAATTGGCCGAGTTGGCCGGCTGGGACGAAAAGCTACTGCGGCTGGAGTTGAAGGAACTGGAGCTTCAGGAGTTCGACCTCGGCGTGATCGGGTTCAGCGACGAGGAATTGCGCGACCTGCTGGCGGATGACGACGAGGTTGCTCCCGGCCTGACGGATGAGGACGCGGCCCCGGAGGCGCCGGAGTGTCCGGTGAGCCGAACGGGCGATGTCTGGGTAATGGGCAACCACCGGGTGTTATGCGGCGATGCGACGGACCTGGAAGCCGTCCGGCGTTTGATCGACGGCGAGCAAGCCGACCTCGTGTTCACCGATCCGCCGTACAACGTGGAGTACGAAGGCTACACGGCGGACAAGCTAACTATCAAAGGCGACCGGATGAAGCCGGCGGAGTTCGACCGGTTCCTGCGCGGCGCCTTCGCCAGTTACCGAGCCACGGTGAAACCCGGCGCGTCGCTCTACGTCTGTCACGCCTCTTCGGTCCAGCGGGAGTTTCAGAACGCTCTGGAGAAGGCGGGGTTCGAGGTGCGATGCCAGATCATCTGGGCCAAGAACACGTTCGCCTGGGGGCACGGCCGGTATAAGTTCCAGCACGAGCCCATCTTCTACTGCCACGTCGCGCGCCAGAGCGACGCCTGGTATGGCAACAAATCGCAGTCCACGTTGTGGCAGGAAAAGAAGCCGTCGGCCAATCGCCTGCACCCGACCATGAAGCCAGTCGAACTGATCGAGCGGGCGCTGGCGAACAGCAGCAAGGGCGGCGACTGCGTGCTGGATCTGTTCGGCGGCTCGGGCTCGACACTAATCGCCTGCGAGCGGCGGAATCGGAATGCCAGGCTCATGGAACTGGACCCGAAGTACACGGACGTGATCGTTCGGCGGTAGCAGGAATATACCGGCCAGCAGGCGGTTCTCGCGGACGACGACCGCACCTTCGACGAGGTGGCGGCGGAGCGGGTGGCGTGAGTAAGGAGCCCATGAGCCTCCGGGCGTATGCCCGGCACCGTGGCGTCAGCTTGCGGGCGGTTCAGAAGGCGCTGGCGTCCGGTCGTATCACCACGAGGGAGGACGGCCGTCTTGATGCCGCCGTTGCCGACGCGAATTGGGCACGCAACACGGCACCACGCCCGCTGCCTGCCTCGAAGCCAACTAAGGCAGCCGCTAAGCCTGCGAAGCCGGCCGTATCGCCTCAGAGTGCTCACCATCACTCCGCCACTCCGTCGCGGGAGCCAAACGAACCGCCGCGACTCGAATCCGGTCTTGAGTATTCGAAAGCCCGCGCCGTCCGCGAGAGCTACCCTGGCCCGGCTGGCCAAGATCGACTTTGAAGAGCGCACCGAAAAGCTGGTGAGCGCCGACGAGGTCCGCGTCGCCTCCTTCAACCGGTTTCGCCAGTTCCGCGACGGCATGCTGAACATTCCCGACCGGCTGGCCGCAGTCCTGGCCGCCGAGAGCAATCCCCGGCAGGTTCACGAGTTGCTCGCCGCCGAGATCCGCAAGGCGCTGGTGGAGTTCTCGGATGCAAACCGCTGAAGAGATCTACTCGCTTGCCGCCGCGGAAGGTGCGCTGCCCGATCCACTGCTCACGGTTTCGGAATGGGCGGACCGGTATCGGACGCTGTCGCAACGGGCCTCCGCCGAACCTGGGCCGTGGCGGACCGAACGGACGCCGTACCTCCGCGAGATCATGGACTGCCTGTCGCCGTCATCGCCCGTCGAAACGGTGGTACTGATGAAGGGCGCCCAGATCGGCGGCACGGAATGTGGCAACAACTGGATCGGCTACGTCGTCCACCAGGCGCCCGGTCCGATGCTCTCCGTCCAGCCAACGGTCGAAATGGCCAAGCGCAACTCGAAACAGCGTATCGATCCGCTCATTGAGGAAAGCGCCGTGCTCCGCGGACTGGTGAGCGATCCCCGTTCCCGCGACTCCGGAAACACGATGCTCGCCAAGGAGTTTCCCGGCGGCATCCTGGTCATGACTGGAGCCAATTCAGCCGTGGGGTTACGTTCCATGGCGGCACGCTATCTGTTCCTTGATGAAGTGGACGCGTATCCAGGCGACGTGGACGGCGAAGGCGACCCGGTGAACCTTGCTCTGGCCAGAACTCGCACGTTCGCTCGGCGGAAGGTGTTCATGATCTCGACGCCGAAGGTCACGGGCCGTAGCCACATCGAAGCGAGCTTTGAAGACAGCGATCAGCGCTACTACTGGGTTCCGTGCCCCAGTTGCAACGAGCATCAGATTCTCAAGTTCGCCCAGCTCCGCTGGCCCAAGGCGCAACCCGAACAAGCGGTCTACATCTGCGAGCACTGCGAGGGCGAGATCGAGAATCACGAGAAGCATTGGATGCTGTCTCGCGGCGAGTGGCGGCCGGCCGAACCAGGACCTGGGAAAGCCGCCGGGTTTCACCTTTCGAGCCTGTACAGCCCGGTGGGCTGGTTCAGCTGGGCGGACGCCGCGGCGATGTTCGCGGAGGCGCAGAAGAATCCCGCCCTGCTCCAGGTGTTCGTCAACACGGTGCTGGGCGAAACCTGGGCGCTGCAGGGCGAGGCGCCGGACTGGCAGCGGCTGTACGACCGGCGGGAGGACTACAGGATTGGAACGGTTCCCAAGGGCGGGCCGTTCCTGACAGCCGGCGTGGACATCCAGAAGGATCGCATTGAGTTGGAAGTCGTAGCCTGGGGACGCGGGAAAGAGTCGTGGTCGGTTGACTACCAAGTGCTCGAAGGCCGGACGGCGGAAGGTGCGGTCTGGCAGAAGCTAACAGCCGCTCTCAATGCCTATTACCCAACTGAATCGGGCGCGGCACTTCCGATTGTCAAATTCGCGATCGATTCCGGCTACGCGACCCCCGAAGTGTACGCCTGGGCGCGCAAGTACGGCGGCGCACGGGCGGTTGTGATCAAAGGGGACTCCCGCGCGGCTGCTCCGATCAGCCAGCCGTCGCCGGTTGATGTCGGGCCACAAGGAAAGCACATGCGCTGGGGCGTAAGAGTCTGGCCCGTGAACGGCTCGATGATCAAGGAGGAACTGTACCGCTGGTTACGCCTGGATCGTCCGACCGAGGAGAGCGGCGAACCATATCCGCCCGGTTACTGCCACTTCCCGATGTACAGCGAGGAGTACTTCAAACAGATCACGGCCGAGCAACTGGTCACCAAGATCGTGAAGGGTTACCGGCGCACGGAATGGCAGAAGATGCGGGATCGCAACGACGCACTTGACGCGCGTTGCTATTCCCGTGCGGCCGCCGCTGTTTACGGAATGGATCGATTCACAGATGCACACTGGCAAACGTTGGAAGGGCGACTCGCGGATCTTTCGAAGCCGGTAGGGCAGGCGCCGCGACCTCCACAGCCACCAGGACCGCCTCAGCGTCCGATCCGCGGTTACCTACTCAGCACCACGGACCGAAGCAAACTCAATTGGTGAGGTGGGCGTGGAACTTCAACCGCGATCCGAAGATGTCGAGCGGAATGCTGAAGTCGAACGCTGCCGTGCCGAGATAGCGGCCATCGAAGCATTGCTGCTCGCGGGGCACCCGGATGTTGCAGGTCTTTGCCTGGCGTTATCCGACTGGTCCGCGGAATTGAGGCTGATTGAGGGCGGGCGCAGATAGCGAAGGATGCGCCGTGATTCAGGCGCAACGGTCGGAAGGGCGTCAATGCCCTAAATCGACGGATGCCGATCCGGCCACGTGAACGGGTCGCCTTCCAAGAACCCGACATCTTAAGCGTTTCGGTGGTGGTATAGGGGATTTCGCAATAGGAATCGCGCGCTACTAACGCAGGCCGTCGGTTTTGGCGTTGTAGTTCCGTATCTGTCGCGCGCCTGGATTACCGGACCCTGGCGACTTCCCGTTTCCTATCCGGCCCTCGAACGTTCGCTCCGTCCGAGTCGCCGACGACTCACCCGCAGAGAGCTCTTCGACACAGTCGTTGGTGCCTCCGTGCTTCGTTAACCAGCTGTTAGACCGGTTCGCTTGGAGTGTCAATGATAGATCGAGATCGAACGTTTCATCGTT